GGATACCTGTTGCAAATATGTCCTTTTTTCACGCTTCCATCCGACATATGACACCATCAACCCCTTCTCTAGCAGATAATTAGCACCCAATTCCATCTGCTGACGGAAGTTCGGGATATAGGACGAGCGCATCCATTTAAGGAATCCAGACACCATTGAGGCCCGTGGCATGGATGCCATTGAGGTTGGGAACGCCTTAATGTGGGAACGCTGCAATGCTTGGTCTAGGATGGCCACAAATGCGTCGATACGCTCCCCGACGACATTGACCTCAATATCACTAGCTCCCTGCCAAGGAAAGGCATTTGCGGCTTGTTTACGGAGGTCGTCTGATTTCCCCGGCCAAAGGTTGCGGCGGTCATCATACGAACGCAAGCAAGCCTCAAAGTATTCCTCCAAGTCAATAAGGCAATTGTCGTAGGCATCAGCCAACGCCATGACATTAGGGCCGTCCTCGGCGTAGATCATCGACTCTTCTTGCTCTTCTGTTGGTGCGCTCATGATGGCATATATTCGTAGAACTGCTCGCCTACTTCGGGGCGTATCATAACAACTTTTATGGGTTTGCCAACTAGTTTGTGCGAAACCCGAGGTGGAGCCTTAACTGGGACTGCCTCACCGTCCATGCGAACCATTACCCAACTAGGGTTTGGGCATTTGCGGATAACTAGATAATCTCCCTCATAGGTGGTGTCATCTTGAGGTTCCACGGGGGAATCAAGGGTTTCTGGCTTAGCTTTAGGTGGGCGACCACGCTTTGCTGCTTTCTTAGTTGGTGCTGTTTTCATGGTTTAGTTTAGATTTCATGTATCGAATCGCATGTTCAAGGGTTTCAAGCTCCTCGGTAAGTCTAGGGGTTTTCCCATATTCTTCCATTTTTGCTCTCTTGAGATACGCTTCTTTTAGGCAATCGATGATAAGCTCCTCGGCAACTATCGGTTTGTTTTGAGTCTTCATAGCTTGTTAGTAGCCTCCCGCTCCTTGTCTTGTAGCAAGATTTCGGGTTTCGTCAACATGATCTATGCCAGCAATGGCGGCGTAACGCAGTACATCGACTGGATCTTTCCATGCCTCCTTCAAACCGCCATCACCCGTGTATTCCGACAACGCTTGGATAATGTTCTCACACTCGGAAGAGACATAGAAATGCGGTCGGTTGACCGAATCCGCAGGTCTAGTGGTATCCCATGACATCTTGCCAATAAGTGCCTGTAGTCCATCGTCGATGTCTAAACCTGGAGCTGGAATACAAACCATGCCGGCATCGTTTAAATCCTCAATGATAGAGGATGCCCCATCCGCAGACTGGTATTTTGCCGCTCCAAGCCGAGGGTCAATTAGTCTCTCAAAGATCTTCTCGTCACCCTCAAGTTCGGCAATCAAGTCCATGTAGTCACGGATACCAAAGCCCTGTCCTTTAGCCCCTTGTCCTGGCATCCACTTGCCACCCTTCCATTCAGCCCAGTCGCCTACATCGACACCCGGCCACTCACGATATACCCAAAATGTGCCAGACGCATCCACAGCAATCCAAGCCATAAACCAATTCTTTGCACCCGCTGGGTCAATAATCTGATAGCGAGTAACATTCGTAGTTGGGATCTCTGATGGCTGGACAACATTGACTTCTTTATTGAACTTGGGAAACTTGGTGGCGTGGGACTTAACCGGAACCCCGTACGCACGAATTAGAATCTCCTCCCGAGGCCTTCCAACTAGGGTCTCCTTGATTCGCTCGTAGCCACCGAAAGGGTTGTCCTTGGAATGAAAGTAGTGGACGCTGGCATTGCGTTTCTTGCTCCGTTGGACATAGGGAACAAGCTCGCCGCCTAGAAGCTCGGCTTCTCGGCTTTCTATGCTAGTAGCTCCGTCCAAGTATTCTTTGATCACTTCCGTATATCCATCAATTGGCGTAAATGTCACAAGCATTTTGGCATTGCGAGTAGCAAGTCGAAAGCGCAAAGTGTTAATTAGCTCTGGGCCACCTAAATGCTCGTCCAGCCAAACCCCAATGTTGTGCCACTTGGGTGATCTCGAACCAAGCTCGGCTCCCTCAAGAATTGTAGGATTGTTCTGATACTGAGAGTAAGTCTTAAAGATTATCTGCGACCCATTGGGTAATATAAGCGAATTATCCGTAAAGCCATTTTTCTTGGTATACGAAATATAGGCATTGGCCGAGGTTTGCTTGGTGCGCATCTCTGCTGGCAACCAGTCCCATACAGTGCTTTGTTGCTGGCGAATACTGACCTCTGCGGTCTGAGCAAAACAGAATATCTCAGCTCTTGGGTTTTCTACAGCGGCTTTTACAACCGAGTATGCACCCCATTGCGTTTTGCCCGACCTGTTGCCCCCCAATGCCACGATCTCATTAACCTCAAGCAGTTGCTCTTCAGCCTTCTCCCAATGCGGAAGCCTAAATCCGTAGCGAAATGGATCTTTCTCGGCATTCTCAATAGCCTCATGGTACACCCGATGAAGCTCAACGAGATCATCTGGCTCCATCAAGGCTACCTCGTCATCGCTGGGAGGCTGAAGGATTGGATGTTTGCGCCACTGCATTACTTGGTTTTGTATGCGTCTGTCTCCATGAGAATGTCAACAATCCTGTAAACGCTCCCGCATTCCTCACATCCAAATGTATCCTCCTCCGCTGGAAATGATCCTCTATTCCCGTCAACAAAGTGAAGCTCTCGACGCTTCTTGCAATGCTTACATACGCCAATGAAGGGCTTGACGAACTTCTCCAGCACCACATTCCAAATCTTAGCGTTGAACTTCTCGGCTAGATACGAGGCGTAGCACAGGGTATGGCACTTGTGCTGAACCCCGTCATGCTCGACCATGTAGTGGCGAACTAAGCTGCCACCATCCTTGAGGTGGTCGGCGTATCTTGATTCTGGTTCTGGTATCATTCTACGATTTCGGCTTCTACCGCTTGAGCTTTGACTTTATTGGCAATCCTAGACTTGGCTTCTGCAATCATCTTGGCGGCATCATCAATAGACGGCCCCTTGCGATGCTCAACAATGGTACTCGCCATGCCCGAAAGCTGTCCAGCCTTATCGGTCATAATGCCAATAGTCAACGCCAATCGGTCTGGGGAGATTGCCTTGAGCTGGTCTGGGTCACGGCTCAGTTGTTCGGCTTTCTCGAACAACAGGTCGGTGTACTCAGCCGCAGCAATGGCATAGCGTTTAGAGAACTCTTTACGCTTTGACTCCAGTGTGTCGTTATGCCTCCACTCCAGCGCACGAACAGTCTCATGCGTCACCTTGCACTTCTTGGCAATAGCATTGATACGCCCACCCTGCGCAAGCATCCAGAGAATCTGTGCCGCCACATTCGGGTTATAGTTCTCGATAGTGTTCCGAGGGAACTGCTTAGCCCTTTCCTTGACCTCAAGGAAGAACTCTTTCATCGCCTCTTTACTATCAATCGCTGATAGGTCTTCGTCGCTCATTTGGTCTTCTTGCCGTTTTTAACCTTAACGGCCCCAGAGTGCAACTCTTTTTTGAGCTTATTCTGTTGCGTCGAGGAAAGCGGCGAAACCTTACTGAGCAGGTAGCGTACTTGTTTTTTACTTTTTGATTTCATAATCCTTGCCGGAAATTGATTCGCGTTTGGTTCCGTACTTCTCGCGGAAATCTTCATCATCCTGCGGAAGAACGCCGAGGTTTTCGACAATGTAATCCATGAATGCTGGATCGTTACGACCAGTTCCAAACAAAGCACCAATACCACGGCTCGTCGTGCTAGATGCAGCTATAGCGGCAGTTAAATTCCTTGCATAGTCCTCTGGTGAGATTTCTTTTCTATAAACTTTTCTAATAAATGGCATTAGTTGTCCACCAGCATACATCCAAGATGCAATCTTGTGTTTAACTGGATCTGTAATTTTTCCAGCGACATAACCATGTACTCCAGATCCAGATGCCACCATCCTTGGTGCAATCTGATCACCCATTGGACCGACTTCTCTTACTGAAGTTGCAACCATTGATGCGTTCTTAAACTCATCGTAAAACTCATCTCCAAGGACAGTTCTAATGTTTCTTTCGATTGTAGATTTGTTCTTTCCTTTGGTGATCTCGTTTAGGAACTTGTTAGCATCCCACAGATCGTTACCATATTTAGTGATGTCACCCTTAGGCTGATAACGAGCAAACAAGTAAGAAACGAAATCGTTTCTAATCTCCTTTCTCTCAGTATCATTGAGCTTGCCCATAATTTGTGATACATGAGCATTTGGTGCTGTGAACATTGCTTCCGGCAAACGAGCGTTCTCCAGAACTCCATTATGACCTTTAAGCACCACATCAATTATCTTATTATTTGTGAAAGAATCAAGATCAGCCTTTGCCTTTGCTCGCTTGGCGATTAAATCAGCTGTTTCATTGTAACTCTTTTCAGACATCGTCGCGCGAAGTGGTTCAAGATCACGCATTGATAGTTTTGATGCATCTGCACCATTTCTTTGGAGTGATTGATTTAAAGCTCTCAACTTCTTAACCATCGAGATGCCGTAGTTTTCATTTCTTTCTCCAGTATTTGGACTATAACCAAACAACTCGGTAACCATTTCCTCGTCAAATTTGACAGGGCCACCGACTTCGATTCCATTACGGCCATTAAAACCAACCTTCTCAAGGTAAGCGTTAGCCATTCTGTTGCGTAATGCCGCAGCTTGAGCTGGATCAGCAATAGATGCCGCTTGAATAACTTTTCTTGCAATTGTTGGATCTGAGATGGCTTTTGCCGCGACTTGGCTGGGGGTCATCTTCTGCTCCCCAAACGCCTCTTTCAGTATTTGTCCTACAGATCCAGTCTCAAAACCTAGTCTTTCTTTGTACTTGACCGTAGCATCATCCCATAAGCCTTTTAGCCCAGCCTGGGTGTAGGACTCGTCTCTGTATTTTTGCAGGGCTGATTCAGCTTGGCTAGCGACCTGTTTAGGTGTAGCTTGTCCAACAGCTCCTCCCTCTGGAACTGCGTCACGAACTAGCCTTAAATACTTATCAAGACTAAGTGGATCAATCGGGCCGGAATTGAGTTCAAGTTGGGAGATCTCCTTTAATGTGCTTTCTAGTTTGTCTTCCCCAATCTTACCTTCCGCTATTTTCTGCCTAAGCAAATCCGCTTTCTCGCCATTAGTTGCCCTTGACTCGATTTGGTCGGCAAGTTGTTCAAGTGCCGAGTTCCTCAATGGGTAGCTTTTTTTCAATGAACCCCTAATAATTCCGGCCACATCCACGGGATCGTGGAATGTACCAGTTTGGTCGGCAGCATCGTAAAAGTTTTTGTAAATATCATTCTTAACATTATCTGTCATTTCCTCAGCTTTTGACAGAATGTTCGTTAAGTCATTTCCAAGTTGAACACTGGTGTCCTTGCCCATGTTCGCTTGCAAATCGTAAAGTTTCTCATCAAGATCCCCACGGAGCTGCTTTGCGATGTCTTTGTCGTAAGCCGACACAACATCAACAAGTTCTTGGTTGCTTTGAGCAAGGTTATCTTGCGCGGCCTTGTAAAGCCTTTCCTTGGCTTCTGCTGGACGCGTTCTTGAATCCATCCACTCTTGAAGGATATTCCGTGTTTTTGAGATGCGCCTTCCAAGCAACGATCTTGGTATCTTCTCGCCAATCTGAAGCTGTTCTACAAGTTTAGCTTCACCACGAGCGGCGGCAGTAGGCACGAAAACCTTATCGCCGCGATCCATCATGAATTGGGATTTGTTGAGTTTCTCCTCAGCATCAAGTAGTGACTTATAGTATTTATTCTCTACTGGCTTCCCAATCCGTTTAACAAATGGTTTAGCGGCAAGTCCAAGCGCACCCTCAATACCAAGGCCAACCGCCTCCTCAGTAGTTCTCCTGAGAATGCTTTCTGGTAGCTTCTCACCAACTCCGAGAACAGCTCTTACAAATTGATCTTGAGCAGTTCCAACAGCAAGAGAAGCAGTAGAACCAGCTCCGGCGGCTAGCAATGGGCTTTGGGTTGGAGCAGCTGCGATTGTAGTGCCTATAGCTGAAAGTGTCGGAAGAACTTCACCTCCAATATCAAGTAGGTCTTTGGGATTGAATCCGCGTTCGTCCGCTGCAACTAATTTTCCATCTGGCCGCTTAACAAGGAACATTGGAGATCCTTCAACATTTACTGTCTGAACCGAATCCTTATATTTGCCAATAAGATAGTCTTCTTTTGACTTATCTTGGAGGAATGACATATTGAACCGATCCCTACTAGGAAGTCCAGAATCCAAATCAATTGCATCTTGGGAAACATCCAATGCGGTAGCCAATGTGGATTTTAGCTTTTCAGTATTGGTAGGAGCCTTAAATCCTGGCTCTCTGATTTCCCCAGGCATTGGAGGAACGCCCTCAGTTGGGCCGACGAATTTATATTCGCCAGTCTCAATGGACTTTAACGCTTTCCCTTTTTCTTGCCCAATTGCCTCGTCAACAGAAATAATGTCTTGATCTAGTGCCTTGAGGTCTTCTTGCCTTAACTCAGCCCCATATGGATCTGATGATTTAAGAGCTTCGATCTCATTATTTAGTGCGGTTCTCTTTTGAACAAGAGAAGATAGCACATCCTTAAACTGACCAACTTTGAATTGACCTTCCATTACTTGATTTTGATATTATTCCTTTGGATGATTTCGTCAATAGCAGGGTTTCCAGTACCTCCTGTTTGTCTCGGCTGTTCAATACCCATTGTGTTCATCGTGGATGAAGGATAGAGTGCTTCGATTTGAGCATTCTGTTGTTCTGTGATTTTACCTTCCTCGACCAACTTGTCCCTTTGTTCTGGCGTTCCGTGAATAACATCAAGATACGACTCAATAGCCCTATTAACATTCCTGTTGAAAATAGCTGGGCTTGCGGTCGCATCAAGAGATCCAAATTTACTCCTAAGTTGTTGGCCTTCAGCATTACTAGGATTACCAAGAGCTGCCCCAGTTGGAGATGATTGCCTCATCTGAGTAATTTGCTCTAAACCTAATCTGTCTTGAAACGGCTTAATAAGCTCGCTTTGAATTGTATAAAGCTCAGTTCCTGGAGTCATTGATTCAAGTTTTCTTTTAGCAGCAGGCAGGATACCCTTTGACTGCATTACAGAAGCGTAAAGCCTTTTTACCTCCATTAAGTCTTGAACATTTACATCAGCCGATTGAACCGTTTGTTTTTTAGCTTCTTCTGCAGCTTTTGTAAATCTATCCGCAGCTCCAGCACCTTGAATAAATTCAATACCACCTCCCGGAGACTGCCTAATAACCATTCCCGGAGGCGGCGTGATTGGACTAAATTTCCCAGTTTTCTTGCTTACTTGACCTTTTGTGCCGTAGAATTTCTCTTCCTCTGCCGTCGATGGTCTATATTCATCGCCACCGTTAACTGGCACAAATCCAGGACGGACTTTGTATTGCGGTGCTTGCTGGACTGCTGGTTGAGGTTGGGCCATTCGAGGTTCTGTCGGCATAGCTCCGCCAGGTGCTACCTGTGATGTCGCCATTCCAGCACCCTGTTCAATCATACTGGCGATCTCAGCTTGTTGCTCTGGAGTTCCTGCTGCCTGTTGGCTCATGTCACCGCTAATCGAAAGCGCACCATCAATCTGAGAGGCATTTGAACTTGTGCTATAATCTGGAACCTCACTGTATTGTTTGATTAGTTCTGACATGCCCTCCCTAGTCTTAGGGATCTTGTTCTTTGGTATTGACCCAATAATCGAAAGCCTTCTATTTGTTTTTCCACCAGTATAATTCTCTGGATTCTGGAAGAAATCAATCACCCCGGAATCTTTGTTTCCATGCCGATCTGCGGCTACATAGACTTTTCCGCTTTCTGAATCTTTAAATATCGTGCCAAGTGGATACTTATTAGTATTTACGGCAACAACACCCTCAATTAGATTTGGGCCAGTTGAGGTGTATCCTTTATTTGTCCATTTGTCTTGGAGTTCATCCGGGCCACCAACAGCTTTCCCAAAACTATACGCTGTAGCTGGGGCAATAATTTCATTTTGAGATGTTGGAGTCGGCATTGCCTCACCATCAACATAAGATGACTCACCAAAACCCCACTTGTTAATATCCTTAATATACTTCCCAGCGTCTGGATCAAAAAACATTCCCTTCTCTTCGTCGTAAGGGATGTCCTTTTTAAATGTCTTTCCATCTGGAGAAGTAATGGTTGCTTTTTTGAGATCAAATGTTGGTTTTGCGCCTTGCATAGCACTAAACTCAGTTGCTCTAGTGCGCCTTTCCTCCATCCCAAGCTTTTGCTCCTTGTAGATTGCATCAGCAAGTGCTTGATCTTGCTGAAACGACATGTTTGAGCGATTACGCATCTCACCAACACCCATGTTGATTAAGTTCGCAACCACCTCGGCTTCCGCAGCACGATCAGCAAGTGGGATATTCTCGTCGCGCATGCGTTCTTTTACGCTTTGAAGCGATGGGGCAAGGTCGGGGAATAATTGGAGCGCAGCGTCAATCTGAAGGCCGCTTTGTTTGACAAGCTTCTTCTTCTCCCCCTGCTGCTTAAAGTAGTCCTTTGCCTGCCCAGCTAGATCAGAGATCATCTGATATGGTGCTGCTTGTGCCGCTCCTCCTGCCGCTGCCGCTCCAGAATAGTCTGGAGTCCTATATCCCGATACGGGTATGTTTCCTGCTACGAGTGCCATAATTTTATTAGACTGGAGTTGCGCGTGGAATCCCACCGAACATATTTGCTAGTCCCATTCCAGCGGAGAGTCCAAGACCGCTCATGCCAGTTGCTCCTGCGGCTCCACCTGCTAGACCTGTAAGACCAAGACCAGCGGAGAGTCCACCTGTAAATGGCATTGCTGCAAGACCAACAAGGCTTCCGATCATCTTGCCCCTTTCGGCCCTAGCTTGTTGATCTGCTTGATATTGAGCAAGGTTACGCTCATCTAGTGCACCAGCACGCTCACGGGCAAGGGTGAGTGGAAGGTTATAATCAAGTTGCGGCCCCATGCTTTGCCCAAGTTCAAGACCCATACCCGCCAATGATGTTCCTGCAGTATAGGATTGCGGAGTTGAGCGAAGCATTTCAAGTCCGGGTGAAGTGTAAAATCCACCAGCAGCACCGTAAGCTCTCATTGCCTCTTCGCCCGCAGTCCCACGAAGTCCAGCACGCATGCGTTCGATGTCCTGCAATTGTCCAAGTCCAGCCTGTTGCATTTCTGCCGTAGCTTGTGCTCCAGCAAGTCGTTGATTAAACAAACCTTGTTGCTCTTGAAGGCGAAGATTTGCTAGATTCTGACGCTGCTCAAATGCTTGTTGACCTACCTGTGCGGCTTGCGCTCTCCGGCCAGCAAGTGCAGATTCCCTGTTTTGAATCTCTGCGGCAATAGCTGCATTCCCTCCAAGCCTGCCAGCGGATTGTGCGGCTTCTCTTGCTGATTGTTGCGCCATGCGTTGCTCTTGAGCGGAAAGTGTTCCTCGACGGGCGTAGGCTTCTTGAGCCATCTGGTTCGCCATCGCAGCGTCTTGTTCTGCTGCTTGAATGGTAGGAGTAAATTCTTGCGGTCGGATTCCGTACATTCCAAGTGCTTCGCCCATGCGGCTAGTGTATCCAGCTTCAGCACCTGCGGCTTGAGTGGCTAGATCCTGCATATTTGCGACTTGTGCCGCTTGCTCTGGAGAAAGTGCCTCCATAAGTCCACGGGTGAGCCCAGCTTGACCACCCATAGTTCCAAGTTCCTGTGCGCGAAGATCGGCAATAGTTTGTGCAGCACCACCAGCAGCCTGCCGTTGAAGTGCCTCAAACCCAGTAACACCTTGGCCGCCGAACTCAAACCCCTGTTGCATGAACTGCGGGGTGTATTGAGCATTCGTCCCGAGGAATGCAGGAAGTGCTTTCCTGTAATAACCAGTAACTCCAGCAAGTTGCTTTTCTGGAAGAGTAGTTTTATTCTTTCCAGTTTTCTTCCAGATGTCTGTGGGCATTGGAACATCTCCACCACCGCCGCCAAAAAGTGATCCCATATTATTTTATTCTATTAAGTGTTTTTTGATAGTCCCAGAGTCTCACGCTACCAGATCCTTTAAATTCCCTTTGGAATGACACAAAGTCAAATTGCCCTTCAAAAAGTTCAAGCACTTGCCGCATGTCTCCAGCGCAGTATGTAACAAATAGTGAGTTAGCGTGGTGTTTCTGTGTTGGATTTGTGGGTTCTGAGGAGTCCGAAAAGTACCCAATACCGAAACATTCTGTGTTACACAATACAAAACCATTACAAAAATGCCAATCAATGACATTGGTAAAGTTGATGTTTTTTCTTGTGTAGTCATAAAATGCTTTTGATAAATGCTGGTTCATTCAATAACAACAAACTGGACAATTCTTAATGCGCCTTCAGTACTGTGAAAAATTTTGAATCCATTTGTCTGGTGATCGTATGTATTAAAAATAAAGTCAGCATCATTCCTAGAGCATCCAGAAACAACATAATCAGTCCCAACCATATTTGTTGAAAATGTTACTTGTGTATGTGTCGAATCAATGCGTGATGTAGATGCAAGGTTTTTTGAGCCAGATCCAAGTGTTCTGGGCGTACCAAGTGCCACAGATCCAAATGCCCTAATGCCATAAATAGGAGCAGACCCACTTTGACTGCCATTTAGTTTAGCTGCGGTAATTGCACTATCGCTTACCGTTGATGCTGAACTGGCGTTACCAGTTAAAGGCCCGGAAAATGCAGTAGCGGTTACAGTCCCATTTACTTGTAACTTCGTGCTTGGTGTCGTTGTCCCAATGCCGACATTGCCATCTGGATCTATTCTCATTCTTTCACCAGTATTAGTTCCAAATGAAAGTGGTTCATATGGCAATGTCCAAATTCTTGTTACATCGTTTGCATCTACATCAAAAATAGCTTGAATGTCATTATTGGCAGCGTTTAGCAATTCAAGTTGTCCACCCTCTCCAGAGTGACCCTCAATTCTTATTTTACCCCCAGCCACTTGTAATTTTGCTTGTGGAGATATTGTTCCAATTCCAACATTACCACCAGATGTAATGGTTACTCTCTCAGATGACGATGTAACAAAGTACATCGGCCCAGCATCTGTGTTTGATAAAATGAAAGACCCCGTTCCAATATTATTTAATATAAAGTTCCCATTTGATCCTGTCTCTCTAAGTATTCTTGCATCATAGTCATTTAATGGAAACACCGAATGAAAATCAATTAACGAAGATGTACTGCTTGTTATTGTTCCACCAAGTTCAATTACTGGTTGCATTGTTGTTGCGCCATTTAAGCCAGCACTCCAAATAGGGCCACCAGTAGACAACTTTATTGGTTCAACAGAACCATCAGTAATAGCATTGGTTGTAACAGAATTTGTCGCAAGTCGGCTTGAGTTAATGGCCCCATTGGAAATGCTCAGTCGTCCAGACGCTATATCTAGTCCACCACTCCCACCAGATCCACCAAGAACAGCGTCACCTGTCATAACGGTTTCGTCAATGATATTATTCATCTTTGTGCTAGTGATTACATCAGTAGCCGTGAAGGTGTATGTCGTATTAACTGCGCCCATAACTTATTTCTGTGAAATTATTTGTCTATTTGTTACTGATCCAGCAACTTTGATTGAGTTTATCTTGGCCGAACCCTGTGTTCTTGTCAAGATCATGGTTCCTGTATAGCCTCTAATGCCACCAAGCCTGCACCTAATGCTTGCCGTTTCAGCTTCTTGGTTGATTGATTGTAGGATTTGTCCATCAAGGAATTGAGTGGTAGTTCCAATGGTCGATGAGTTATCTGGGTCTTCAGCAGCAAACTCAATTAGGTATTCAGAATTTTGGCTGGGCAACCCCTGCATATTGATCTGCGAGTCTGTGTACCTTTTCCGCTCCAATGTCTCAAGGTCGTAGCCACGGGTGATTAGTTTTGACAGAATCGGAGAAGATGTCTTAACATCGTTGATATTGGACACACTAATTGTGTCATTCGAGTCATCAAACGCCTCTAATTGGTGCAATCCACCGTTAGCGGTCACAGCATACAAGTTATTTCTCACCCCTGCTGAACCAATAATAAGGTTGTCAATCAAAAAACTATCGTCACCAAAGGTATCTAGCGACTCCCAGCCTCCATTTAGGAAGTTGTACACTAAAATTGAGTTGTTCCCGCGAGCATCGTTAATACCCGGCGCGGAATCCAGCGGAACCGCAAGGTAGTACCTGTTATCAAACAAGATTCCAACTGACTTGTTAGACAAATCCCTGTTGAGCCTGTCAATGTAAGGTTGGATGTTCTTGGAAATTGGTTCCTCGGCCCCGCGAAGGTTGTAATCGTTAAGGAACTCCACACCATACACCCCATCATCCGACAGGAACATCATGGTGTTAGCCCTCATCACTACGGACTTGCGAGCTAAGCAGCCAACCTCGGAGGTTAGTTCTGTAACCCTAGTGTCTAGAAGCGTCCCCTGCGTCCCCTTAATCTGGTGGATGCTGTTTCTGTTGAGGACAATCAACGCATCGTCGTAGAACCCATGCATCCCAACCACATAGTCAGCAGTACCACCAGAAACACGAAACTGGTTTTCGATCTGGTCAAAGGTGGTGGTGTCAAGAATGTCGGATACGGCAATCTCGTCTGTGATCTTGCGGTCGGTGTAGGTGACTGCGTTGTAAGCCCCAGACTGGTCGTAGTAGTACGGAACCCACAGGCGGCGTTGGAAGTGAACACCCCAAGGCGCACCCGGTTGGTGCATAAACCCACCACCCTCGCTGAACCTACCACCAAACTCAATCTGTCCAGTAGAACCACTTGCCGTGATGTTTGCTACAGGCGCAAAGAATGTGATGTTTGTCAGCGTTGCAGACGACACTTGAAAGTCTTTTCCAACAATTGCAGAGAACTCTGGTATGTCACTCTCGTAAACCCTAATGACATCACCAGCAAATACGGTATCGTTAGATACGCTAAGGTCTAAGGAAACCTGCCCATTTAAAACAGAAACATCCCCACCACTAGAAACAAACACCTGTGGTTGAGTGTAAGCCCCGCCCGGAGAGAATGTAAATCCGTCAGTCATGGTGGCGGCAGTCACCCCAAAGGTCTGGGTTTGACTTGTAGTAAAGGTATATTGGAACTGGTCTTGAGTTAGCCCTGCGCCAGAAAGAACCGTAAATGTTCCGTTGGCTGGAGTGCCACCAGTTAAACCAGCGACAACCACAGATGTTCCTGCCACAAGCCCGTGTTCACGAACGCTCATCGTAACGGTGGTTCCACTCTGTGACGCAGAGAGAATGGGCCTGCCATTAGGATACCACTCCAACGCCTGTTGCCCCTCTCGGAATAGCATCACCTTGTCGAACACTTGAATCATGTCGGTGTCCGCGCCCAAGGCAGTTCCAGAGGGATATGAGATGTCCTCTGGAACATACAGGGAGTTAGCCTCGACTTGCGCTAGATCAATCTTTTTGGCAACCGTGTCCAACGCTACAATCACATATTCTTTGTTGTTGGAGTTGGGATCGCTGAACAGGCAGGAGGCTCGGACATTAGCGTTAGCCGCATCGTTAATTGGCATCTGAGAGAGTGTGCCAGTGCCAGAAACCGCAGTCACCCCAGTTACAGGGAAGCTTAATTGGTTCGCTGAAACATAAGTCAGCACCTTGGCCCCGTTGTTGTTAGTGCCAGTAAAGGTCAGTCCAGCCACTACAGCGTACCCGCTAGAACCAATCTCAAACCCATGATTGGCGGACATGGTAATCGTTACCATATTGGATGCGTATGTGGCGGACGAGATGGTCTTTGATGTTGATGTAATCACCTCTGAAATAGGTGAAACAGCGGAAACTGTGTATGGGCCTATACCACCAGACAATGGATATGTAATACTTGATCCACTTGCAGTTGTTGCTGTAAAAACTCCATTTGGATTGGTTCCAGCAGTATATCCAATTCCAGCAATGTTCAGTGTGGCCCCAGCACTTAAACCGTGTGCTGATGCAGTAGTTAGCGTAACTACTCCAGAAGTAATTGAGGCGGCAGTAATCATTACGCTTGAGCCAACCAAGTAGAATGGCAACTGCAACGGATCACCGCCAACGGTTAACGCACCAGTCCTAGAAACTACCACCTTGCGGGGCTTCCAGTAACCCTCCATGCGCCCGTTAATGCTTTCCCTTACCTCCCCAGCCTTCAACTGGTTAAGCTGCAACCGTTGGTTCACGCCAACAAACCCACGATCACCATCGGCGGCAATCGCGTCATCTAACCCACCAGTGGATCGGAACTGGGACATTATGCGTAATACGCAATAACCGTACCAGAGCTGATTTGAACTTTGGTAAAGATGCCACCAATGCCAGCACCAGCAGCAAGCGTCTTGCCATCAAGGTTGGAAATGTCATCCAAGTTGCCAGCAGTCTCACCAGCACCAGACTCAATTACACTGTCAGTAATTGCTTGAATCCAACGGAATAGACCAGTCGCGCTGTCAGCACCAGTAAGCACGATGCCACCCATTTGGCCTTGTAATTGATATGAGTCGCCTCTAGGCATAATATAAATAAGTTATCAAGCACAAGTCCATCTCGCGCTCAACCAACCAATTACCACAATCCCACACATAATGTCAACCATAAACACAAATGTTACCTATCTAGCACATTTAGGCACAATACACTAGACCTATCCACAAATAACCCCGAACGGGAACTGCCCCATTGTAACAATTTTTCTGGGGGGGGGGTATGGATAGCAATGATAAAAACATTTCGCTGGTCGACCCCCTCCCCCCGTCATACCTTAGCGTGGCGCTAATGATTAGCCTGGTGTTCGCTTGGCCAGTGTTCGCGTGATCAGCGCCGGATTCATGAGTGACGCGCTAATGTTAGAGCGCACAATCTGTAGTGGATTAGTAAGGTATTAGACTGGTGCGTGGAACATTCCCGTGGAACATGTACAGCAGTGCCAATGTCCGTTGACTTGTGTTCCACGCTGACCTTGTGGAACATTTCAATTTAGCTGCTGCAGCAGAAAAATATTTTCTTTTTTCATTTGACTTGCACCCGTCATCTTTTAAATTTCCCCTGCAGCCGATACCAGCTGCAACAATAACAATGAACACACTACGCAAAAGAAGTTGGATACAGCACATCGATGATGAGCGCGGACTGGGCCATGGAATCATTATCACCCTGCACGAAGGGTTTGTTTTTGAATTGGACCCAAGTTGCAGCGTCATGGGATTTGACACCATAAAAGAGGCAATTGAGGGAACAGGGCGTGATTGCATTGTTCCTGCTGCAGCCTAGTTTTTCGCTGTAGGATTTGATTTGAAGGGTGTGTGGGTTTGTTCCTGCACACCCTTTCTATTGCCAGCAAGTGTGAACAATAAAAAAGCTTGACGGATTTCCGCTCATGGATATAATTGCTGTGCATTCCGAAAGCCAAAGCCGATCGACCATAGGAGATCGTGCGACGCGTCAAGACATGAAGCTTTGCTTAAAGCATCAAGCGCGGTGATTGCTTTTCTTCAATAGGTGAACGGGTTTCCCAATGGGTCTGTGATATTCTGATGACGCTATCCTATTCCCTTTGCTTCTGCTTCTCTCTCCGCTTAATTGAATCACCTAGAGCCTAAAGGGAATGTCTAGACGCTCTGAAGCTTGGTTCCCTAGCGGTTTGGTTGTCCTAGTGGTTGAAAGTTTCCTTGTGGCCATGAAATTTGTTCCTTGCTTGTGATTGTTGGGAATGCCTTGTTTTTAAGGGTTTGATGGCTTGTCAATCTTATTTCGATGAATTGTTGAAATATATTTTTAGGTTGTTGGCATTTTTTGTTGGCAATCTTTCTGCCATGTTCTAGATTGATTCCGTTGCCAGCAGACAAGGCAGGCCAACAACAATAACCAAACCACCACGATACAAAATGAAAACGAAATTAGACTTACCAAGAGAGATCGAAATCCCGACCGCAGACTTGTGGCTTTCCACGGGGGCCATCACGATCACGGACATCGGAGAGGAGAATACATATTACACAAACGAGTTTGGGCATCTGTTTTTCTGCAAAAACTATCCAAGCCACGATTACCAAGCTCAAATTTACATCTAACCAAACCAAACCAACGACGATATGACAACGACACAAAAAACGATGATTGAAGCAACGATGGAACATAAAAACTGGACGGGTTTGACCCTCCGTGAATTGATTGACCTAGGGCGTATCTACCACAAAGACCGACCAACAATAACAGCGTTCGTTCGGGAGGTTCATGGTGAGCCCACCTCGATTAACCAACTCACGGAACAGCGTGGAGTCGTGAACGCAATCATGGAAGGGAGCGTGGCATGAGCATGTTCATAGTCAAAACAAAGGGCAAATTCCAAATTTGGGACACAAATTGGAGATGGGAAATCGTCGCGGTTTCTGGCTTATTCAAAACGCGAGAAGCGGCGGAAAAGCGTTTGGATGCAATCAGAAAGGGGGAGGCATGAACGCGTACCAATTAGCACAAGTAGAAATAAAGGCATTCCAATTAGCAAAGGTAAACCGCGCCAAGGTTGTCCGCATGAATGCGGGGTTTCGCATGAGCGGGAAGCCTCACCTAGTCCAACCGCTTCCGATGTTGCCGCCATACCCTTGCAAGTACCTATTGGAAACGCACGATGGTGATTACATTGGGACTGAATGGGATTCAGAATTTGCGCATGACTATGCCGCTGAACATGACTGCAAGCTCACAATCATTCCTTTTGACGCATGAAACTATCCAACCTATTCCTTGCCCTTGCCCTTGTGCTTTGCCTTGCCCTTGCCATCGCCGTGACAAGCGGAGCCTTCGGCGGGCCTAGTGACATCGAGACGCGCGTGCGTGCTAGTGAGCCTTTGAACCTCCAAAAATAAATCACAAATCCGCTTGCATTGCCAACAGCTGTGCATATCTTCAAGTCGAAACCGCGTGAGCGGTCTACCAGTAATGCTGGTACTGATGAGACTACAACAACAACAACAACAACAACAACAACGATGAAAATGAACCTCACGAAATACGACATTGCAAACGCACTCCGCGCCGATGAGGACGCAAATTGGAGCGCAAATGGAGCCTTGGCACTCGCCAGTTTCCTAGATGAAAACAGCCCCGATGATGCTGTTTTAAGCGTCACAGATATACGATGCGAGTGGAGCGAATATGGAAGTCTGACCCACTGGGCAGAAGACTGCTTTCGCGACCATGAAGATGCGGCGGAAAAACTAGGGCTGAACCTGGTCATGAGCCGCGACGAATTCGAGGAAGACGAGGAAACAATAGATGCCGCCATTCGCCACTACATCTTCGAAAACGCGGAACCCGCCATCGAATTCGAGGGTGGCGTGATTGTGCCTTGCTTCTAATCATAACCCGCCGAAACTATGAAAACAGAAACGGAACCAATGACGGAAGATGTCATTACCGCGAGGATGCATCGCATAAACCAAGAGATCGTGTCTCACACCTGGCGCGTGATTGAATTTCCGTCAATTGAAGGAAACAAAAAAAGAACCGGCGAGATTGAGAAACTCAAGGCGGAACTTCAAGGACTCAAGTGGAAACTTGGCGAGATTCAATTTGAAAGGGGGGCGGAATGAGCCGACCACAATGGGAGAATAATGCCCTGCTGGCGATCATGCGCGATGGGGTGTCCACGGATGACGCGCCCTGGGTATTGGAGTGCATCCAAAAAGCGGCGGAGGATATAGCCGAAATGGATGATGCCGACCAATTTCCGTTGCTCATGGAGTACCACGCAAACGACAAGGCCGCGCTTTGCAACATCGATGCGGAAACCTTCGCTGATGTCTTGGCTTGCCTTGGCATCGACTTGCACCGATTGGAGACGCTATGGGGGCGAAAACGTATCGACCCGCCAGTTGACGATTGGAGTATGGAATAAACCACAAACGAAACGAAACGAAAATGACACTTGAAAAAGCAAAACGAGACGGCGCACGGCATGACTACCAAATGGCAAGCCCTGCATTTAATGAGAGGATACATCTTATCACAAATCGCGACCCGTGGGGGCGTTATGCCTCGCTAATGGTCGGGTGCTACGGGGTGAGCATCGAGCGGCGAGAGGTTGCCAAGATGCTTCGCCATTGCCGCAGAATTGAAAGGTCAAACGGAAAGGCGGCGGCATGAAAAAGCAAATGATCTTGGCCTTGGCTATATTCGGCCATCTGTTTCTGTTCCTTTTCGTGGACAGCCTCTTTGAAGCCCCGACAAAGTGGAAAATGTGGGCATTCTACGGATCGTCCCTGCTATCTGTGGCAGTCTGGGCGGCCTATGTGATCCATGAGGACAACAACCCGAAAGGGGGTGCGGCGTGAAAGTAAATTGGAAACTCTATGAGGACACAGAAGCGGACAAGTTCGCTTTCCTCGTTCGCATTGTTGCCGAGGTCTTTTCCGTCACTCCAGAACAAATCCTTTGCCGCTCACGCTTTGCGCGGTGGGTGGAGCCTAGGCAACTTGTGGCAACCATTTGGAGCGAAAACCATTCATTGCAGGAAACAGGCTACAGGCTCGACCGACACCACGGCGCGGTCATGCATGCACGGGAGCGCGTTAGGTTCCTTATCGAGCATGACGATCGATTCGCAGACAAAGTGCGCGAATGCCTCCAACGCCTAATAAGCGAAGCCCCTATGGAAGAAGAAACCCCAAAAGAAAAAATAGCGTGAGACGCAGACGCATCACGAAAGCCGACCTCGAAGACAAGGTTTCCGAACTCATGGCAGAAAATAAATATCTTCTGTCAATGTTTGAAATGACAGCACGGAGGCTCGATGCCTACAAAAAGAAAGAAACCGAAGCCTACGAAGAACACCGAAAAAACAGGACTGGGCCATTCACCCCTTGGGACTTCTTGGCATTTACTGGAACCAATAAAGAAAAACACCATGATTAGACTTTTTAGCTTGCATGAGATGGCAGATGACTTAAAACTGCCTCCAGCCGTTGTCGCCCTATGGGCCGCCGATGGCTATATTCCACATGTAATGAGGGAAGGAATGCCCTTATTCGATCCCATCGCGGTGGGGAAGCACATCGCAAAACAGCTGAATGAACTAAACAAAATCGACGATGGAAACAAACCAACGACAAATTGAAGAGGCTCTAGCCATGCTGGAGGAAATCGACACATTCCATACCAGAAGACGGTCGGACAGGGAGATTGCGCACATCGATGCTGATGCGGCTATCATATACTACCTCAAGGTTTCTGGTGCAAGGAGACTTGCCGAGGCCTATGAGGATCTGAAAAACAAAGTGGGTTTTTACTTTGCCTAATACTATGGAAAACGACGAAACAAAACAAGATGCGATTGTGCCGCAGGAAGCACAAAACACGGGCATTCTCGCCCAAGTGCAGGCCGAGACACAGGCGTTCGAGCTTGTGCAACGGCAAGCGATGATGTTGAGCAAGTCAACCCTAGTCCCCAAGGACTTTGCGGGGAATGTAGCCAACTGCGCGATCGCTCTTAACATATCAAAGCGGACACGGCTTGATGTTTTGATGGTATGCCAAAACCTCGCCATCATTCACGGGCGGCCTTCGTGGTCTGCTACTGCGCTCATTGGCATGATCAACGCAAGCGGGAAGTTCTCGCCCCTGCGCTTTGTGTTCGATAGCGACGAAGCCCCGACTTGGTGCTATGCTGTTGCGCGGGACATGGCAACAGGTGAGGAACTCAAAGGTGAGCGCATCACGCTGGAGATGGCCAAGAAAGAAGGCTGGTCAACAAAGAACGGAAGCAAGTGGCTCACGATGCCTGGACAGATGCTCCGCTATCGCGCCGCTTCATTCTGGAGCCGCGCCTATGCCTCTGATATGTCGCTGGGCATGTACACGCAGGACGAGGTGCGAGACTTTGCCGAACCACCTCGCAATGTGACCCCAAAGGCAAACCCATTCGTGGCTGAACCAGAACCCGAGCCAGAACCCGTTGAGGTTGTCGAGGCACAGGTTGTCGAGGACAAGCCCAAGGGGAACACGAAGCCACACGCCGACAAGATCGCAGAAGCATTCGAGAAAATGACCAAGGAGGTAGAACCATGAGTAATCTAGTATACAATTTAGGGCGCAAGTATTACGAGGGGGGCGCAAGCCCCTCCAACTTGGGCGGGTATGTGTCAAAAAGCATGCTCTGGGAGTTCGACCAAAGTCCTTGGAAATGGTTCCATAGCGGCCCGAAAGAGACAACGCCGGCGATGGAGTTTGGAAGCCTCGTGCATTGCCTTGCTCTCACGCCCACCGAGTACGCCGAAACCTATGCCGTTAGCGAATACGACTCATTCCGTACTAAAGCGGCGCAGGAATGGCGGGATTCGATGGTAGCACAGGGGAAGGTCTGCATCACGCCGGCCCAGCTTAACGCCGCCAACGAATGCGCGGAGTCGATCCTCAATGACCTTGACCTTCAGCCACTATTTGTCACCGGCTACAAGACCGAGGTTGCCGTCTACTCGCAGATCGGGGAAACCAAGGTGCGCGGGATGATTGACCTAGTGCCACAGGCAGGGGAATCTTTGGTGGACATCAAGACCACTTCGAGCATTGGCAAAGCTGACGACCTAGCGTCCCTTGTGGTGCGCCGAGGCTACCATTGGCAAGCTGCCGTCTATTTGGACATGTTCAATGCCGCCACGGGGCTAGAGCGCACGAATTTCGTGCTTGCCTTTGTCGAAACATCTGCGCCTTATGAGACCGCAATCGTCAACCTGTCCGGTGACTTCATCAAGCTGGGCCGCGAGGGTTACATGAACGCAATCGCTAAATACCAGAAATGCATCTCGGAGAAGTATTTCCCCAAGGCAGTTGAAGGAATCCAAGAACTCTCATACCCCAAGTGGGCAATCAAATAACAATACACCATGAAGCAAACAATAGACATTAGCCTGGATACAACGAAGATCGACAAGACCGCTCTCTATGAGTCGCCAAAGAACGGGAAGAAATACCTCTCCGTCACGGTTCTGATTCGTGAGGAGAAGGACAAGTACGGATACGATGGTTTCGTAGTCCAGAAGATCAGCAAAGAACGCAAAGCCGCAGGAGAGAAAGGTCCGATTCTCGGAAACTGCAAGATCGTCGACTGGGAGGCACAGAAGCCAAGCGTGATCAAGGCGACTCTTCACCCCGACAAGTGGGATGATGAGGATTCAGAAATACCTTTTTAGCATGTGGGAATCTTGAGTGATGACAAGATGGGTATCCATTCCTTGGCCCGAGGGTTCATCGCAGGGCAAACCACTTTCCGATAACACTTATGATTGAAATGTTGACACCGATGGAGGCGCAGAAGCTGGGTCATGTCCCGCTTACTCGCCCGTACAGAGAAGACTACGAACACGAAATGAGATGGCTTCGATCCGTCCTGCGAGACATGAGGGGATGCAACTTCTCCCTTGTGGATACTGGCAGAGGGCTTGAAGTCTGGCGCGATAAAAAAGAACTAAACACGATCAAAGAATAACACTATGAAACTGAAACAAATTTACAAACCCGTTCGCGCCATTGGCAGCGACCCGCATTTAACCGTGTCCCTCATATCTGCCTTGGCATCGCCCAAGCATCGCAGGAGCGGACTAATGGAAGCACTCAAACGCCTAGTCAACAAGTATGGAGTTGCTATTTAACGACCTGCCAGAAGAGCTTTCACCTCGCCTAAAGTGGCAGGAGAAGAAGGGAATCAAGACAATGCGCCGCGACGATGGGAAATGGGTGGCGTA